CTGCATCTTAACATAGTCATTCTGATCCAATGTCGTGTTAATGTTTACCTCAAAAAAACCAACGTCACGATTTCCAACAAGAGAATTTATAACCCTAGTCTGATCTAAAACAACGACAAACTGACTAGCTGAATTATCCCACTTCAATACTCTAATTGTAGCTGCGTTGTTTGCGGTTGATCTAGCCGTTGCAGAAATTAAAACTTTGTACTCCCTTGGTGAGTTACCGATGTGTCTAAGCTCGCCATTCTGGGGGTTGTCGAAGTGCTGCAAGTCAGTAGCAGTCCAAGCTGTTGCGGCAACATCAACAAACTCACCGACCGCAACACCAGAATTTAATGTCGCTAACTCAGTGGTAACGCCTATAGCGCCACCTTCAAACGTGTTTGCCAATCCGTTATTACCCTTCCATGATGCTGATAAGTCACCAGCACTCATATTTGGGGTTATGTTTGCGTCATTTGCATCTATAACACCATTTCTACTAACTATTGCGCCGATAGCCTGCACCGTTGATGGGGTGGGGAAATTTGCTAGGGAAAAGTCAAATAAAGCTGCCAATGCTGGCAAGTCAACATTGATATCCGTCAGGAATCGAGATTGCATTACAAAGCCAGATCCAGCTTTGAATAATGGCTCTGTCATCGCTTGAGACAAACCCCTTACAATTGACGTTGTCACCCTAAATCCACCAGCCCAATTTCCGACTAGCTCAAGAGTTGGCGAGCCACCAAAGCGCCCCGTGCCATCCTCCAAGCCCTGCCTGTAGCTACCTATAAGCCCGAGGGACGTGCAATTATTGTAGTTTATGCGCGAGAATTCGAAAGCCTCAAAACCGGTTAGAGATACAATATCGTAAACCTTTGAGTTTATACCGTTAACGTCAATAAAATAATCAGCACCTAAAACGTTACCGCTCCCACCAGCCGGCGAAGTGAATAAAGTGTAATTATCATCATCACACTTTATTCCAGACAAATCGAAGTTGTAACCGCGCAAACTTAATCCGCCCGCTGGTATCTCTATATTTAAACCAGTTCCAGTAAAGTCAATAACTCCATCAAGAAAATACTCCTTAGATGAGTCGAGAGTGCCAGACAACTGTCTTGCGTTACTTACTAAAACTCTTTCTTTCGAAGTTATGCCGCCAACTACTAATGTCATTTATTTCACCTATCAATTTAACCCTGAGATAATAACCGTGACAGCTCCGGCAAAATTACTAGTCAATGTAAGTGTCGCCGTTGAGCTGTCTGAGTTTATATCAAAATAAATATACCCTGTAGCATCATCGTGATGAAGTGCAACCCTTGAGTTATCCATAAGTGACGATCTTATTGATTGCGATATTGCAACATTTGCCGCGCCAGCGCCATAAACTTCAAACCTTACATATTTATATGATTTTGCCTCTGGCGGTATAGCTATCACCGCCCCACCAATTGATGGAGTCTCAACCAAGGACTTTCCTGCAAACCCAATGTCACCTACCACTAAAGTCATATCAAACCCTTACTAATCTATATTGATAGCGCAAACAAGCCCGCTTTCTAGTCTGTTTGGATTCGTGACAAAAAACGCATCACGCTCCACTGTTGTTGCGAAATAAAGATCGTCTGCGATAACTCCACCGCTACCGCCACCACCGCCGCTGTATACTAAGCTCATTTTAAGCTCCTTTAGTTAAGCATCCTTGCTGTTTAATCCTGTTTAATTTAGTTTTTTAGCATTAAAAGCGTACTTGCTTTTTTGGTTGAATTAAATCCAGTAGGTACCTTCCCAGGTCAACAGTAGAGTTGAATCTGGTTGGATATCTCTAGCCACTTTAATGTTTGTTACGACTGGAATGTTTAATGTTTGCGTAGATGATGCGTTTTCTATAATCATTTGCTGTCCGGTGAATTTGCCAGCAGACACACTGGTTAACGATAAAGAACCAGCGGATGGAACTACCCTTACAAATACAACAGAATCAAGGGCATCGTATGTGTTTAAGTCAGTGGTCGTTGACGTGGTAAACACAATTCTTGATGAAGACTTAGTATAGTTAGCACTATTTATTAGTTTAATGCCTTGGCTATTGAAAGGATACTGAAACCAATCATCTTTACTTAAATCCTGATCTATCTCTATGTCACTAAGAATAACATTAGAAGTTGATGCTTCACCTGATGAGCTAGACGATACCAATCTTGTAATGCCATCGGAAACCAACCTAACCTTTCCACCATCCTCAATAATAAAATCATTGTTCGTTTTGAAAGGTAACACACACGCACCTTGCGATGTATCCAAATGCACACTTCCATTCACAGTGATTGGGCCTAGATTGTTTGATAATATATTAAAATCTGTTCCGCCCAGCATAACCATTTTTAGATTGCCGTATATATTTGATATAGCTTCAATATCCATTGCGGCAGATGGTGTTGTCGGTTTATACGACACATAACAATCACCGGACAACTTAAATCTAACTGGATTTCCAGTACCGCTCTGGTCTTTAATGTTGAACGGCTTGTTACAGTTGTAAGCTCTAAGATTTACAATATCAACCTCTGCCATTGTTGTTGACTCTGTATTCAAACCAGATGCAGCTACAAAATTACCGCTACCAGTAGGATTTATAAATGTTGTACGCCTAGTGCGGGACTGTAAAATAGCTCTACTTCCGTGCGATTCAATGTCAATAAAAGTAATGTCCGAGCCTTGCTCATGGGTATCCCAAGCCGCGGCAGAACATCCGTGAGCCTTACCAGTTATTGTTGACGCCCAGGGTTCGCCGTAAGTGTAAATCTCCGAGCTGTTACTAATTTTACCAGTAGTATATGCGTGACGACAAAAGCCACTCTGTAATATTGTTAACTTAGATTTTGCAGTGCCAACTTCAGAAACCCCGTAGCCATATGCACCAATACCAGAATTATCAGTTAAGTTTTTTACCTTTATAATGCCGTTAGCTGCATAATTACCAGCAAGATATGCACCTATGCCGTCATTATCCTCAACAGATACATTAATGCTAGGTGATAAATATCCTTTTAAACTGAATATTGCCGCTCCAGCCGTTCCGTTACCGTATGTAGATTTAAATTTTAGGTTAACGTCACATGATAAATCGCTAATTTCTGCTATGCGAATACCTGTAACATAAGATTGCTCAAGAACCCTATCCAAGTAAATGTCATCACCAGAAACTGCAAGAACAACGCCCCATTCACCATTACGAACTAAATCAGTTGAAGGACTTGTCGGTATTAAGTCCTCTGAAACCAATTTAATTATAGATCCAGCAGCTAAAGCGTGACCAGCTGCCGTTATTTTTGTTGCGTTAGTGCCGGTTCTTCCAGCTATGGTTTCTGTAACTTCAACCACTGCTGACACATCTACCGACTGATTAAATGATGCGCTAGCGCTAAATACATTACTAGCTCTATCAAATGCGTGAACAGTGCCAGCACCCTTTAATCTGACATTAATGTTATTAACGCTGATATTAGCTTTCAAATCATTAGATACTATAGCATAAACACCAACAGCACTTGCAGCTTCAAGACAATTGCTAATCTGCTTCGAAGAATCGTCTGACAGATTGTAAACAGCACCAAAAACACTAACATCAATGTCACCGATGCTAACTCTAACAAAACACCCAACTCCAGCGCCACTCCAATCTAGAAGCGTTGCAATATCTCCACTTGTGCCATCCCATGCTGCAATGGCTTCTGGTGCAATTATAGTCCCGCCATTATGCTCGTCCTTGCCTTTAGTTGCGTCATAGACAAACTGACCGCCACCAACATTCGAACCAACATAAAAGCCAGTAACGTTAAGGGTTACTCCCTCAATCGGCTCTAGTAGCTTTATCCCGCCATATGCTTTTGCTGCATCAATTAGCGCATTGACTGAGTTTTTAACATCAGAACCCGTGCTATTAAGCGGGTCACCCTTATTACCCGCCACTAATTTGTTTATTGTCATGCTACTAACTCCATATCATCATAAATTTCTAAATCTGCAAAAAGCACGCTCAAGTCAAAGTCCTCACTCGAATAAACAGGCACTTTGTTTACTCTAAATGATACACTAAAACCAATCATTGAGTTAGCCGAGCCTATTGATGCGCTTACTGAAAACACGCGACCATCTAGATATATTATCTCGCCATCGGGTAATGTAACGCGCAAAGAGATTGCCGCCTTAGTGCTGAATGATGATTTAAGAATGTCTTGGCCAGCATCGGATGAATCGCGCTCCATGCCGAATACTGGATTACCATACTGACGAAACCCGCTGAAAAATTGCGTTACGCCTGTTGCTAGCGGTTGAGATTGCACTTCATCTGCCGCACCACCGAATTCACCGATAGATAAAACCTCGCCTATGTCAGTGAAGGTTAGTTCACCGTATCGAGCCAAGTTGTAAGCTGTAGGGATTTCAGTTGTTGCGGCTATTTTAACGCCTGTGTTTACTTGTTTCATTTTTAGTCCTTAAAAGCGTCCTTGCTTTTTAGTTTTTAAGATACTGAATTAAAACCTATTTGCAACCAGTTTCCTGCTTTATCAGCTTTAAACTGAAACACATTAATAGCTCCAGCTGATGTGTCTGCTGTATAATTTACCTTGAATTCAGGGTCAAACGATATGGAATTTCCGCCAGTTAAACCTTGCCTTAATATAAATATCAACTCAGTGCCAGAATAAACTCTGGACGCTGGGGCTTTTATCGTTACGTTGCCATTAAGTGTAAAATCAAAAGTTTTAGCTGCAAACTGCGAAAAAACCTTAAAGCCTGACACGTCAGTTTCAACTAATATTGCATTTTCCCTGTCGTTCAACTGTATTTCATTATTTCCAATATCATTAGCATCTCCATCTATCGCGTAACTAGTAAAGTCACTGGCCACCAATTTTATTTTACACCCACTAGTGCCTCCGCCAACAGAAAGCGCGTCAGAAGGTGCTCCGGCCAATTCCGGCAC